AATGAACATATTTTTTTTAGACAAGACACCAGACGGATCAGCAGAAATGTTGTGCGATAAACACGTACCTAAAATGCTGTTAGAATCAGCGCAAATGTTATCAACTGCTGTTAGAAAGTATGAAAAAGAAACAGATACAACGCCACTTGCTGAACCAATATATAAATCAGCGTACCCTAATCATCCAATGACAATATGGGTGTCTGAAACTTTAGGTAACTTTAATTGGGCATTAGATAATGCGCTATGGATTAATAATGAATATCAATACAGATTTAAGAAAGAACATAAGTCCTTTAGAGTATTAGATAATATAATTAATTTTGAATTAATGGCGCATATACCAGACGGTGATATGACAACACCACCTCAATGTATGCCCGATGAATACAAGGACAAAAACTATGTAACAGCGTATCGTAATTACTACAAAGGCGAAAAAGAATATTTTGCTAAATGGGAAAAAGGCAGAAGTCAGCCAGAATGGTGGAACCAATGAGACAATTTGTCCATTGTCCGTGTTCCAAAATCATGGTATTAAGAACCTATGAATCGCAAAGACATAGAAGAGTTGTATGGCGAAGATGAACCCAACATGCTATTTGCTGACGGGTTCGATGCCGCGATTTCCGGTGTCATATGGGATGGTGAGCGAACACGCGTCGTATATGAAATGGAATCAATATTGGAGATTCTCACAGTTCGTGATAATATGACCTATGAGGAAGCAGTCGAATTTTTCGACTATAACATTGCGGGTTCCCACATGGGAGAGTACACACCCTTCTATTTGGAGACCTAGAAAGGATTAAGATGAAACCAATACACGATAACACAGTAGATTTGTTTTACGTAGCAAATAAACTAGTAGAAATATTAAAAGTAGATGATAAAGAATTACGTAAAGAGGTGGAAGAATTTAGAGAAGAGATTTTTCATAACATCGGCGCTAATGCCGTACACGATCATAACAATTAGGAGAAAGAATGAGTAAATTTAAAGATTGGGTTATGGAAATCTACGAAGAACTAGAGGATCATGAATAAAATGAGAGAAGATTATCAAAAGGTTTATCAAAAAGCGTATCGAGAAGCCAATAGACAACGACTAAATGATAATCAAAGAGAAAAAAGAAAAAATAATCCAGAGAAATTAAAAGCTTATAATAAAAAATATTGGGAAAAACATCGAGAAGAAATATTGTTTTATAATAGAGAATTTTACAAAGCTAATAAGGAAGAGGTACATGCTAAAAACAAAGCTTATCTCGAAGCTAATAAAGAAAAAATATATGCTATTAATAAAAAATACAAAGAAAAAAATCCAGAGAAAATAAAAGCTATCCATAAAAGATACAAAGAAAATAACAGGGGTATTTTTACAGCTATTCAAGCCAAAAGAAGAGCAAGAATTCTACAAGCCACTCCCTCTTGGGTCAATTTAGAAGCAATAAAAGAAATATATGTTTGCTGTCCTAAAGGTTATCATGTGGATCATATAGTACCATTAAAAGGTAAAAATGTTTGTGGTTTTCATGTTGAAAATAATCTGCAATATTTAAAAGCCAAGGAAAACATGCAGAAAGGGAATAGATAGAGATGATTAAACACCCCATGGTCCTTGTTTCGTGGTACGATGCCAAAGACGGGCAAACCGGGTGGCATTCTGTTACCGACGTGCAAAAAGAACCACTAGCTGTATGTCATTCCATGGGATGGCTCGTGTTCCATGATAAAACAAGAACGGTCATTATGGCAGACTACTCAAAATACGACGCGGAACAAGACGGCGGTCGTCATATCGCGATACCAACAGGATGGGTAAAATCCATTGCCTATCTTGATACAATCTATACAGAAAAGGAGAATGTATGAAACGAATTTTTGGGGCACCATGAGGAGTCAAGAATCAATAGCTTATATAAAAAAAATGAAACCTGTTTGGGATGCAAAATATCGTCAATCTGAGAAAGGATTTTTTCAAGACCTTTTTTATGATTTGAAGAGAAGATGTGATCCAAATTCATATCATGTTGTAAAACAAAAAAAGAAATTACACATTAATAATGGTATAAGAGATAGGGATCATCTTCTGGAGCTGTGGGAAAAACAGAAGGAACTTCTTGGTGGACCTTTTTGTATTTATACCGGAGTTGAACTTACAATGAAAAAATCAAATGGAAAGGGTCATAAAACCTCACGAACAAAAACAAACATATCAATAGACCGCATTGATCCAACTTTACCCTATCAGGAAGATAATATAGTATTTTGCTCATGGGAATTTAACAATAGAAAAGGTGCTGTCTTACTTGAAGATTGTAAATTAATATTAAAAGTATGGAAGGAGAAAAACCATGAACATGGACAGACTACTACAATCGGTTAAGAAACACGAAGGCTACAGAAACAAGGTATATCTTGATACCCTAGGTAAGAGAACCGTGGGCGTCGGGCACTTATGTGTGGAGGACTTCTGGGAGGACGATAAGGAGTATTCCGAAGAAATGCTCATGAATATCCTAAAAGACGATTTAAAAAACGCCATAGAAGGCGCTGAGAGGCTTTTAAAGGACTGCCCGGTACTAGATGACCTTGCAAAAGAGATCATTATAGAGATGGTATTTCAACTAGGAGAAACAGGTGTATCGAAATTTAAGAACATGTTGAAAGCCTTAGAAGAAGGACCGGACTATCAGACGGCGGCGATAGAAATGCTCGACAGTAAATGGGCAAAACAAACACCGAATAGAGCAGCAGCTATGAGTGCGGAGATGGCTGCGCTTGGTTGAGGACTTCTATGATCGCATGAAAAAGGAACAGGAACTATTAGATATGAGTTACAAGGAATCTGTTCGGCAAAAAAGAGAACGCGATAAAAAGAAGAAAATAAAAAAGAAAAGAACATGGGAGGACTTTATGCCGTTTTATTCACAGTGGTATTGGACAAAAGATTGGTTAGGACGTAAATGTAAAGCTTGGTATCACGGTCCAAGAATTAATTGGATGTTCCTAGAGAGATGGGAAAAGAAAAAGAAAAAAAAGAAATGAAAATACTTATACTTACAGGATTGGTTGTTGTTATTATTCTATTGGCCCTCATTGCCATAATGATTTATGCCATAGGAGAACATTTATCCCATAAATAAAACATCTTGATCCCAACGGCCTTTTAGGTATATAACGGAAAGTTCACCCCCAAATAAACCAAAAGGAGAAAAAGATGACGGTAGAAGAAATGCAAAGTATCATTGTGTACTTGACAGATAAAGTAGAAAAATTAGAAAAAACCCAGTGTAGATGTAACGATGATAAGACAGCAGTTTCACCGCCAAAGAAATATGTAACAAATTATGATGAAGATGAGGAGTGTTTGACGTGTTCAGCCTAGCTTTACTTAACGCTTCCGCCGTATACGAAGGCCTAAACGGAGGCGGCGGCGGTTCTTACGCTTCTTCGAACCGATCTTTCTACGTCCCTTATGTCCTTTTCTCTTTAAGTCGGCTTTGCTCATTTCTTTCTTGATGTGTTCAGCTTAAATTTCTTTCTTTTTTTCTATCTTGATCCCACTGTTGTACACTACCACGCCAATAATCTTTTTCTTTGCGATCTAGCTGTTCCCACCTAGCCTTTTTAAATCCTTCTTTATCAAACCTGTAGCGAATATTTTTTGCTCGTTTGTCATACTTTGTTTCCTCAGACATTGACACCTTTAAGTGGATTTTCCATAGAAAAATGCACATTAAAGGCCATAGAGCGTCTCTCTCCTTCACTTCTGAAAGGATAGACTTGATGTGTAAGCCAACTAGGAAATAAGTAAAAATCGCCCACTTCCGGTTTTACAAGGAAACTGTGACGGGCAAAATGATTGGGTACGGAGCCTAAAAATTCTAGACAGCCAGCCGTAGGATGATGATCTTCTTTTTTATATTCTTCCTCATAGTTGGGGGGAACTTTGAGAAAACATACACCCGATAAATTGGAGTCGTGAATATGCATCGGATTAAAATCACCCGCTATTTGGCTGACTGCCCACACACGAAATGAAACTTTCGTCCCCTCTGGGAGATAGTCGGGAAGAACGTTCTTCGCGTATTCTTGTGATATGGTTGCAAGAAACTCTGGAAAAGTCTTAATAGCCATGTGATCTATGCTAATTTCTTTTTTTACATTCCCTGCGAGATTGTGGCTCCAATCTCTTTCCTTACTTAATTTTTTGTCCTTTAAGACTTTATCTGCTTGCTTGTTGAGAGCGTCAACGTAGAGGTTGGGTAACTTGGTTTTGAGAATGCTTGGCCCGAACGGTTGATAGATATCAAAACCAATTTCTTTTTGTTCTGTTTTAACCATCAAAATTTTCCGGGTTCTGCATTAGTTCTTTTTCATGCTCTTTCCATAATCGTCTTCCCTCAGACAATGTCATTTCCCATTCAACAACGTTAAATTCTTTCGTTGAACCGTCCGTGTAATGAACACGAACTCGGTCAACTAGTTCCCCGGACTGGGGATGTTTTTGTTGGAATCGTGAGACTCCACTAACTATTTTTTTTGTCATCCTTTTTAGGAGATGGTGAAAAATAGGTCGCCCTCATTTTTGCAATCGTATCACTCAATCCATTTTTTGCTAGAATAATATTTTTTAATTCTTCAATGTGATCTGCGTGATCATGATCTTTACTTGTAATGTAAGTAGGATTACTTGTTAGTAATACTTCTTTAGCTTCAAGTTCTGATAATTCTCCTTGTATTTTATTTAAAACAGCAACATATAATGCCTGTTTAATCTGTGGGTCTAACATGGTTATCCTCTCCGTTGGTTAGTGTTGGTGCTTCTTCTTCTTTATCAATTAAATAGCGTAAAAGAGATGCCATAGACATATAATTTTTTTCTGCTATAGGCTTGGCCTTTTTGTACGTATTTATATTGATCGCGACAGATTTATATTTTTTTATGTCGGTCATTTCTTTCTCCTATATATGGTATGTTTATTCATACGAGGCCATATATATGGGATTTTATAAAAATGTCAAGGATTTTTGTTGGCTAAAACTTCATCCATTCTAAATAATAATGGATAATCTCTTAAAAGAGAAAGAATAACATCTTTCAATTTTGTCTTGTATAAAGGGTCTTTTGCGTAAGAATCTAACGTATCAACTAATGCGAATACATCAACCTCTCCCTGTGTAACCTGTTTCATTCGTAAATCACGGTATTCTTTAAAAAACAAACTGGTATTTAACAACTCTATATAATCAGCAACGCTTTCACATTTGTTGCCATATTTTTTTAATAGAACCATGCCACGTAAAGATTTTATATATGGCTCTGTTTTATCTGTTTGTATAATACCATAAAAATTATTGGCCTTTCTTGCAAATCGAGAATTTCCCCAACTAGATTCTATGATAGCCTGTCCTACACTTAATACAATAACAGCACGATTAAAAGGATTACTGTCCGCATTATGTGTGACAGTGCATTCTGCAATTCCCTGTACAAATTGGTCCTTGTCATCTTTGGCGTAGTCAAAATCAAATCCGTTTAAAATAGGATTGCACAACACAAGCAGTGTTGCGCAAAGCTCTTTAAGCATCTTTTTCTATTATTTTTTCTTTATTTTTTTGTAGTGAACTATTAAATGCTTCCATTTCCATGCAGAATGTCTCTATATACACGGTATTTCCTCTTCGCGATTCATAATCAGCAATTTTATTTTCCGCCAATACTCTGCTGTTTTCACATTCTTCTTTTTCCAAATAACCACCAAAACCTTTATAGGCAATGGCAGACACATTAGGATATGACATTAATGCCATTAAAAACCATATTTTTATCATTATTCATCCTTGTCAAAAAACTCCAATTCCACACCTAATTTAATTTGTTCCTTGGTCCGTTGTCGACATATTCGTGTGCCGGGCTTCCATGACTGTCTGTAGCTATTAGTTTTTACATCAATCTTACGGACATTTCCAGTCTTTTCGTGTACTAGAACCATATCAATTGGTCCTTTGACGGATATGTTTTTAAAAACGTAGTAACCTTCCTTTAAAAATTTAATGACGGCCCTGTGTTCGTTGATGTCTCCTATTTTTTGTGTATCTCGCCCCATGATGGTCCAATCTCCATGTCTACTTTCAATGGCACTTTAAGTTCCACTGTGTTTTCCATCACTTCCTTGATCCGTGATGCTTGTTCCTTGCTCTGAATCGAACAATTTAGTTCATCGTGCACCTGTATATGCGATATTATTCCTTCTTCATATAAATCGACCATTGCTTTTTTTGTCATATCAGCACTGGAGCCTTGTATTAATCTATTTAATGCCTTGTATGTCCATGCACGTTTTAAATTTTGTCCATATTCTTTTTCCGCCTCCCACAATGGCAAAGGTTTATGAATACCAAAGGCTCGCGGTTCCCATTTATCAAAACGACATTTACGGCCAAGTAGTGTACGAAGGAAACCTACGTTCTCCGCTTTCCGTGTTGCCTGTTCCATTAGCTGTTTGACAAAGGGTACGTTCGCATGAAAACGAGCAAATAAATCTTCTGTCTCATCTCTATCTAAACCTAACTCGCTCGATAGTTTTCCTTTTCCCATACCATACATCATACCAAGATTAATGGTCTTGGCAGTACGGCGGTCTATGCCCGCCATGTCGGCAACGGCTTGATGAAAGTCTGGATCTTTTGTTTTATAAGATTCAATAACCTCGTCGGCGCCTTTCAAGCCGCCACCGGTCAAGGCGGCAAAGTGCACAAGAACACGTGGCTCTTGCTGAGAGTAGTCGAAACTACCCCACTTGCAACCTTCGTCTGGGACGAAGATTGATCGTATCAACGGCCCGATATCTTTATTGCGCGCAGGAATTTGCTGTAGGTTTGGATTAGCATAACTAAATCTTCCTGTTACAGTTCCTCCTGTTTCACCACGCATTTGATTAATATCGGCGTGAATTCTACTGTGGTAAGAGTGTGTAAGAATTGTGTCAATAAAAGTTGTACGAGCTTTATTAAATTCTCTTGCCGTGACAATCATTTTAGCCAAGGGATGTTTGTGTGTAACTAAAAAGTTTTTATCAAACTTTGGTTGCCCGGATTTTGGTGTACGTTCATATTTGATATTTAATTTATCAAATGCTTTGGCTACACTTACCGCCGCCCATACATCCACATCAACACCAGTGTCTTTTTTAACTTGTAATAAGATTTTATCTTCTTGTTTTTGTAAATTCTTTTTTATTTTTTCGGCCTTACTTAGATCAACACGCACTCCTTTTGTTTTCATATCTAACAGGCAAGGAAATAATCTTGTCTCTAAATCAAATATACTTGATAATTCTTGCTTGATTAATTCTACTTTAAAGTATTGCCATAGTCTTAGTGTAAGATCCGCGTCTTGCTCCGCATAAGGACCAACATACATAGCCGGTAGCTTATACATTTCTCCTTTTGCATCAACACCCCATTCTCTTGCGGCTTCGTACAGCAAGGCTTCTGATTTTGTATCTTTTAAATAATCTTTACCTAACTCGTTTAGTGAATACCGAAATCTATTTTCATCTATTAGTGGAGCGGCAATCAGTGTATCAATAATTTTTCCTTTTACTTCTACTCCCCACCAACGTAACCATCCCACATCATAACTGGCATTGTGAAAAATTTTATCACAAGGCAAATCCATAATCTTTTGTAATTGTCGTTTAAATATAGCTTCATCAAAATTACCACCGCCCTCATGACGTATAGGAAAATACCCTTTCCAACCTTCTACTGCAATCGCAACACCGGCCACATACCCATTATCAATAGCCCAACCCGGACCTTTTGTTTTTAAATCTGGATCATATGTTTCTAAATCGACAGCAATTTCTTTAGCATCGGATAAATTAGGTATATCCTCCGGAGGAGTCCATTCACTTGGTGGTTGAAATAAAGGTATCTGTGTCACTAGTTTTCCTTATTTAATAGTTCTTGCGTTGTATCTTCAATTTCTCCGGCAATGGCCGCATATCCCGCAATGTCTACATAACAATCTTCTGTTGGTCTATGCTTTAATCTTGCTATTTTAACAAGCAACATACATATAGCCACATCGTGAGGAGATATTTCGTAACTTAAATAATCACTCCATAACTTAGAAATGTTAACATGGTTCATGTACTTATCGCCATAATCTCTTTCTCTTGGTCCTCTTATTACTTTAAGAGTTTTTTCTAAATATTCTCTACTGTCCATTTTTCTCCTGTTCTTGTTTTATAAATTGTAAATCTTGACGCAACAACTGCAAATCAATTTTTAAAATTTTTAAAGACTGTTCCACATTTTCACGTTTCAGTTTAGGTAGTTCGTTTTTTATTTTCTGTACTTGCTTTTGTGTTACGTCTAATTGTTTTAACGCTGTATCTATATTAAAGGGCATTAAAAAGCCTCCGTAAATTCTCTATCCGATTGTGACCTCACAATGTTCAAAGTGTTTCTTGCACGCGTCATTCCCACATAGAACACACGTCTTTCTTCATCTCGTTTTCGCCAATACTCTGCATCCGTCTTACGAGACAAATCAGTCAATAACATAACATTGTCTGCTTCACCACCTTTTGATCCATGTATCGTTGATAGTTTGATCCGTGGTTCGCGTCTAATGTTTTCTTTACGACGTAAACACATACGGACATATGTTTTTTTCTGAGGCTCAATATTTTCTAGAGCCTTAAACCAAGGCAATTCTTTATCGACTTTCAATCCATAGTCCGCTGTTAATGTATCAAAAGTAAATAACTTTTCTTTATCAACATTCTTCATCGCTTTGTGTTCTTTTGCAACGCCTGTACCTGTTTTAATATAATTATAAAATGATTTAACTCTTTTTATATTAAGTGACTTTCCTTTGCGTACATCTTCCCACGCAAGAACAGCGTCTTGTACGCGCTTATTAATAGATGTTCTATCTCCTCGCGAAAAATAATAACCATAAATTCGTAAATCTTCTTCTAATGTATCTAAACGATATCTGTCTCTTGCAAGAATAAGCCAGTTACCTTCTTTCATTTTTTGTAATTGTTCAACAGGATAAATATTTACTTGTCCCTTTTCATCCCGTGCTGTCCATTCTTTATCTACTCTATCTTGTACACGCTTGATAAGTTTATCAGCCTTTTCATGAATTAATTTTGACAGGCGATATGATTCATTTAATATGGTTCGTGTTCCTTCCATATTCATTAAGTATTCTGGTCTTGCACCCGCCCAACAATAAATTGCTTGATCATCATCACCCGCTACATAGACACGCTTTGCATTCGTTACAATGCGCTCTACCATTTTCCATTGTAGCCAACTTAAATCTTGTGCTTCATCAATAATCACCACATCAAAATTTGGCATAGTGTCATAATGTTTTTGATTAAAATCAACAATCATGTCTGTCATGTCGTATTTGTTTCTTGATCGTTTGTATTTAATTAATGCTTCATCAATGTATTTTAATTTTAAAATACCGCCCGGCAAATGTCCTATGCTAGGATCATTAAAAAAGTTTTCTGTCGTAAGTCCTCTCACTTTTGCTCCATCAATTACTTGCATGAATACATCATCGGGAAAACTCGTACCATATGCTTTCACATTTTTATTGGGATTACTTAATTTTATCTGTAATTTATTTGATAAAAAATTATAATCATTATCACTCATTATGTTTTCTTCTTTTAAATGTAACTCTCTGTATGCTAAACTGTGCAGTGTACGAAAGTTCATAAAATCTTTTGTATTATAATTTAATTGTGAAATAGCTCGTGATAAAGCTTCATCAGCCGCTTGATTAGTAAAAGCAAGATACGCAATCTTATTAGGATTAACTTTATTTTCACGCAACTCTTTTTCTACTATACGTAGTAAGTGCGTTGTCTTACCTGTGCCCGGTGGTCCAAAAATAATGTTTCTCAAAACGGTGTATCCTCTCCCATGTCCGGTGTTTTATATTCTTCATTATTTTTCTTCGTCCAAGGTACATACCAAAGATATGCTGTTTTACCTTTTACCTTACGTCTTATATCTCCTCCACCTAACTTGTTTCGAATATGCGCTGTCATTTCTGTAGTATTAAAATCTTTAAAATCATTTTTCTTTAAAAACTTTTGTAACCATTCTGATTTAAAATAAGCGGTTTCTTTTCTAACTTTACCATCTTTCTCTTCATATTCTTTTTCCTCAAATAAAGCTTTTCCCATATCTATTTCATCTATATGTTCCGCTTCTCCTTGATCCTCTAAAAAATGAGAAAGTAAATTTTCAAATCTACCTGTCTTTGTAATCTCTGTAGGCATTTTTATAACTTCAAAATCTTGTAATAATACTTGTATACGACTATCCCAATCATTAGGTCTCATCATATTAGGCATTTCATTAATTTCATTTAAACATGCTTTTCGAAATTTATGTTGATCATATAACTGATCCGTATTTAATTTAAGTCTTCGTCCATTAATATTTAAAAACCAAATTGATTCATCACTTTCAAATTTTGTTAAGTCACTCACTTGATGATCAAAAGAATTACCTATACCATATTGTTTTCCTTTACATATATTTAAAGAACACACAGCGCACATAGGTTGATCTTTACATTTATATTTATAATCTTTTTTCTCATGCTGTCTTATTGTTTTTAATACTTGCTGTGCCGGCAACGGTGTTTCCATATACTTGTGATTAAATTCTTCTATCTTTGCTGACCAATCATCCGGCCATTTCTTTTTTGCGTATACTGCGTATTGATATAAAGTATTATCTCTTCCACCCGGCGGTATTCCTTGTGACATTAATGTTGATAGACAAGGTGGACCATCATTTAATTCTGGTATCTCTTTTCGTTTAACTTTAAATTCTTTTAAATCTTTTTCGGTCGTACAATAAGTATCATATAAAGAAAAGAAAACGTCCAGACTAGCCCCACTACCATCATCGCTAAAGCCATGACGCATAGAATCATCACCACCGAAATAGGGAAGATTAAGAAAGTTTCCAGTGTCTCCACGATCCGCTTGTATCTCAATTTGTTTTGGAAATATTTCACAATTTGCATAACCTAATTCTCCTGCCCATTCTTGTAGTTTATCACGAACCAACTTCGCTTGCACGGGTTCTTTTAAAAATAAAAATACGTGTGCACCACCACTCTTTGATTTACACATAACCAAAGGTAATTCTAAATCTCTTATTTTTCTTACAATATTTTTATGAACTAAAGGATATGTATCAATATCAATACAGCCCCATATACATGTTGAATCATCTCGTATTGGTATAATACCAAGACTTGGTTCTTTCTTATCTAAATGATCAATCCATAATTGATCAACAACTGGTTTCTTTAATATATACGCTTGACCACCGGCTTTTCCATTTACCGATTGTCCATCACTTTTATATTGACCATACGCACGGTCTAATCCATAAAATATACTCTTAAATTTTTTTACTCTCTCGTCCATATTCTCTCATAATTAAAAAGGGGCGGACAAGCCCGCCCCGTGTTTAGTTAAAACGGAACTTTTTGATCAGTAGAAGATTCTTCCTCATACTTGACTTTAACTTCTCCTTTATTCACGCTTTCAGCAAAGCTTTTAGCGACATTATAAAGGTTAGCGTCCTCAAGTTGAGACTCTCTACTAACTTCCCAACCATACCAGTTACCCTTATCGTTGCCCTCTTTTGTCGTTTTGAGGCGATAGTAGTGACTGTAAGATGGTGGAGTAAATAGTCCATTCTTACCGTTTAATTTGAGATTAAGTAACATAGAGTTCCACTTTCTACTTTTTTTAAGCTGTGTAGCTTTCATTGTAAGTAGCGCCGGAGTTGCATCTCCATTGTCACCAACAAGTAGTACATAGTGGTTGCCACACGTTTCAACATAGTTACCGTTTTCTAAACGATCTTTGTTATTGTCGTCGCGTGTTGTTTTTGTCAAGATGTCACTTGAAGCATCAAAGACATTAATCGGTGCACCCGATCCTTGTCCTCTGTCAGCCCACTCAACGTATTGACGTTGATACGCACATGGTAGAACACGAATACCTGCTGCTCCATCATACAGTTCATTTGTCACTGTATTATAGATCATTCCGGCTTTAGCGCCTTCTAGGTCTTCTAGTTCTGGTGATAACTGCATCAAGACTTTTAGTCTTGGTGTCGCTAAGTCATCTTGTGAAATATTTTCAAGGCCGCTGTGTGCGTCCCCTTCCATTGTATCTAGACTTAGTGCAGGTAATTGACTTTCTTTTTTTGCAACATTAGCGTTTGCCATAATGTTTCTCCTTTTACGTTTTACTTATTTTTGTTTCGGCGCCAACAAAGACTCCGAACGTGTCCATCGGTAACTCATTTCCCTCAGTGATTTGTTCTCGAACAAACGCTTTGAGAGTCATAGGTTCCACCCAGACCTTCTGTGTAGGCTCATAACCTAATGAAGCTATCTTGTCAATAAATTCATTTGCAGATAAATCTTCACCTTTACCGAACGTAGCAGACACTTGGTTTTTAATCAAGTCGCCATGTCCATTATCGCGGAGCCATTTAAAAGCGTCCTCACGATATCTCACAGGAATAGAAGCTTGCACTAATTGTTTCACCTTTACAGATGAACCATCTTTTAATGTTAAACTTTCTAATCCTAATTCTGACATCTTTGCCGGAATTATTTCTTGTGACAATTTACGAACAGATTTTGCTTTTGCTTTTAACTGTTCTTCTAACTGTCTCATTTCTTCTTGAAGCGACGCTTGTTCCGCGCACAAATCAGCCATTTCTTTTAAGGAATTGTCACCGATCGTAGGCGTTGTTACATCACTCTCCATTTCGTCGAGTAAGTTATTCATCAATTTCTCCTCTCTCGTATAAGTTAACTTCTACAGGATAGTATTTATACTCTCTTCTATCCCATTTCAAGCATTTAAATTGCCCGCGGTTATTTGTCGCAGCAACAGCGCACGCGATACCAATAGC